TCGTTTCGAAAGTCGAGATTTTTGGTACACACCATGCACTGCGCAGTGGTACAGCGTTAGCACGTCAGCGTGGTACCGTGAGCGCGCGAAGTTAGTTGTGTCTAACTTAGTACTATAGTACTATATAAAATGTTCACAATTTGTTTACAAATTGTACATACGCTGTACATAAAGATAAAGGAAAGGGGTACTTAAAAAAGCAGTTTATACACGTGCTTAGGTGTCTAATATTAACTATTAATTTTTATAATCATCTCATTGGTAGCAGGATATGTATTATTTGTTGTCCATATTAATTGGTGTGTTGTATTATCCAAAGTGCACTCTAAATAATCGTTATAAATAACATTCTTAATGTTTATTTGCACAGATAGTTTAGTCGGAAATAGTGGTAATGCGTTCCTAACAGTATCACTAATAGGTTTACTTTTTAATAATATAGTATTATTATATTGGTCCTTAGAAAAAGGCTCTTCATTACTTTTTGATAATAACATATATGGTGATGATATTTTTAATACGCCAGTAGGCGCAGAAACCTGTAATTGATTTTTAGTTGCCCAACCCTCAAAACTATCTTTTCCTGCGTCAACTGCGACAGTTGGAATATAACTTGAACCACATATTAAATTAGATATAACGCTTATAATATAATTAGTGCCATCCTCTGTATAATGCAAATTATCAGTGTTGTAAAATTTGCCACCCAAATAGTAATACGGCATAGCAAAAATGCAAGGCGCATAGTTATCGTTAATTATATTCTTAGATTTAGTAAACAAATCTTGGTAAGTATCATATGCACAACTAGCAAATATAAAACAAACTTGTGCGTTAGGAAAACTATTTCTAGCGTTCTGAATAGTACTAATAACTTTTGGTTTAAGTTCAGTCCATGTAAAACTACTATCATTAGCACCACCAACAATATATACATACTTTATCATTTCTTTTTGACTAGCACTCATTTCATTTTTAGCTTGTTCAATTAAATCGTTAAAGGATGCACCAGCCCAACTTCCAGCAAAACCTGCGCCACCTTTACTGTATTCATACCAATTTTTAGCATTTAACATATCACGAACACCATTTGGTAATTTGTGATTATAATTTACACTATAAGAGTCACCAATCCATAAAATGTTATCTTTAGTATCATTTTTTCTATTTATAATTTCATTGTTTAAATTATTTTCAAGTTGAACCGTTTCTTTTCTGTATTCTTCAACTTGTGCGTTATATTTGGCCGTATTAACCCAATAAGTCTCATTACTTATATCAATATTTGCCGGCACTGGCACTTTACTCGTAAAGCTATTACCCATATACGTTACCACACTCAATGCTTCATACTGCAAAGCCTTATTCCACTCACCCATAATCTTCGGCACATACCTAGCACCAACATACTGTCTGTTAATTAATCCATTACTCATATTACTCTTACCTCTTTTTCTTAATAGCTTAATACTAAATGACCATAGTCATAGTTACCAACACCGATATTATTTCCAATATCCAACCCAGTAGTATTAAATGTAATACTCTTCCAATTAGCAGGAATATTATAAACAATATAACCACTGTCACTAATAGTAACAAATATCATAGTTGCAAGATACTCTCTGATAATACTTTCTGCAAAGCTAGTATCATAATTATTAATCCATTCCTGTACCTGCTTTAATTCCTGCTTTAACTTTTCAACATCATTACTAATAGCTTTATCATTTTCAATCAAATTATTAATATAGTCAACACATTTGCAGATAACTTCATAATAGCTTAATTCATCATCATACACTAATGGTAACACTTTAAAGCACCAAAACCTAAACTCTGTTAAGTCTCTATAATTTGCGTCCATTATTACCTCTCTTTCCCTTTACCATAAAGTAAAGAAACAATCACTACAATCCTCAATAATCATCATATCAATATTGAGAAAAGTCTCTCTAAATTTCTTTAATAAACTGCTATAATTTTCTGTTCCCTGTTTGCCTTTTACTGTCTCAATATACTTATCAGTATTATTAATATTTTCTGTACCACTTCCAGTTTTATTGCCATTCCTTGTCAAAGTATCTGTACTTTCATTAGTAGTTGTATTATCTTCATTCACCTTAGTAACTGTAGTCAATGGTACACTATCAGCAATACCCTGCGTATCCATACTATTTTGTGGTGTATCACTAAATCTATTCAAGGTATTAGTATTACTTGTACCGCTACCACTACTAACATTTTTACTTGTACCACCATTAGTTTCTGTGTTATTACTTGTCCTATTACTTGTACCACTACCCTCTCTACTCCTAGTCAAATCAACATCATAAAAAGGATTAAACTCAAGCAACTCACTTTTATACAACTGATTGTAATAAGGCATAATCTCATTGAGCTTAGCATTTAACGCAAGCTTCCACCTGCCTACAGTCTCATGTGCAATCTCTCTTGTATAATAGTGCTTTAATATTTTCCTGCATAAAACTTGTCTATAGTTTTCATCAAAGATAGGAAAGTCAAAATTAAAAACCTTATTCCAACACTTATCTAAAATACTATCAATATTATCTGCACCCTCACTCTCACTCAAGCCTGCACTATTTTCACAAATAAATCGCACTTCTGTTGTATACTTACTCATTATTCTCACCACCTTTACCTATATCAGTTTCATTACTTAACTCTGCTTTATCGGCATCGTAAGTATCAAGTACCTGCATGTCCTCTCTATAATCAACACTAATGTTTAATCCAAACATTTTGTTAATCTGCTCACATGCCTGTTGTCTCATAAACAGTCTTGAATACCTACTAGCAATCGTGCCACCTAAGTTTCTTTGTACTTCATCAGTTATCATTCTTTCTTTCTTCACAGTATTGACATTACTAATGCCTAAGTATGTCAATGCTTCATTCCAGTACTGTGTTTTTAATTCATATAACTTATCCGCAACATATGGGCTTGTAGTATCAAGAGTTTTAATACCACTTAAATCTAAGTTCTTATCGCCGAAAATGAATGGTTCATTTCCCGTATATTGTGCATACAAGTTTTTCATAACTAATCTCTGATTTTCAGTACATGTAATAATCTTAGGTGTTTTCTGCTGTATAACGTTTACGTCAATAGTTCTCTGTATTTCATACAGTCTTTTGCTCATTTCCTGCACATCAAGTATACTGTTAGTGTGTAGCATATTATTAAAGATAATAACACTGTTACTTTGGTCAAGTTTCATCTGATAACCATTTTGTGCAAACGCTGTCCGTGTAATAGGTATTCTGTAAACATCAAGTGCGCCACCTATCATAACTTGCAGACCTAAATATCCCATGACTTCATCCTTAAAAAACACTGCCATTCCATCATTGAAAAGAGCTAACTCTAAAAATCTTGCATCAATGGTATCAGGTAAGTTCTTCCAGTCATACATTGAAATACTTAATTCAGTAAGTCTATTAACATACTGTAAATATGTTCTTTGATTTTGTAAAAAGGCTTCAGTTTGTGCTTTTCTTCCTTTTTTCATTGTCTCACCTCTTTTCTAACTAGGACTGTTATCTAATGAATAGTTGCCTATTTCATTAGCATTTTTCCAAAATGTAATACCATTGTCAAAAATATTTTTAATAGCTGTTATATCATTGTTACTACAATTATTTCCTATTAATTCGCAATTTTGTGTTTTAGTGTAAGTCCAATGTGGTCTACTATGAGTGTTAGGTACTTTTACTCTTTTAGTAGCATACCCATATTTATCAAAGTATTCATCAATAATATGTGCATATTGTGGTGTTACCTGCATTTGTTTAAAATAAAAATCTTTGTTTCGTGTAGCGACATCAATTGAACCACTATTACTCCCTCTTGTTTGTGGTGGTTTACTATAAGCTAACATAGCATCTATGCCATTATCAACTATCCCTGTAGCACCACTTAACGCTAACTCTGGATTAAAGCTACCCATTCCTGCAACAACTGTACCAGTATTAAGTAAAGCTGACATTGTTAATTTACTAGCTGACTGTGCTAACCATGCTTTATAAGCATCAACAGACCATGCTACTTGCGGGAAATCACTCATAACTAGTTTTTCAGAATAATTACCCTCACCAGCATTAGTACCATTATAACCCATAGGAACTAGCGCTATTTGTGGATTTCCTACAACACTTCCGTATAAAGCAAAATCACAAGTATTTTTTACAAACCATTCATACCTATATATTGCAGAGTTATCGCAACAATCTACTGCTAAATAGTTAAAAGGGTATGTTAATAATTTTTTATTTTTTGGTGTATAACCACCGATTGTAGTATTTTTTGCCACTGCATTTACTTGCACACTTGGTTGTGTAGTTGTTGTGTAAAAATCACTTGGCATTAAAAAAATATTTACAATGCTATCTTGTTTGTTAGCTTGTGTTGCTGTATCTAAATAAGTTAATAATGCTTGTACTTGCTCGTTGTTATCTACTCGCCCTGCTATATAATCTACTCCACTAAATAAACCACCTTGATAGCCACCAGTTTTTGTTCCCTTTTCTGCATAAGTTGTTGCTATTACTGCACTATAACTTGCAAAATGCCCACTTTTACTTATAGCATTACAAACTATCGGACCAGTATCAATATTTTCTGTTACGATATTACTACCTGCATAATCAATACTGCTATGCTCTCTTTCAACAAAACTCTCTTTAAGAGTACAGTCAAAAAGAAACCAAGTTTGCATAACATCAATAGTAAAATATACATTACTAACTTTATCGTTTACATACTCAATATTAGTAATAAAAGCGTAAAACCATTTAGTGCTGTAGTTACTATTCTGAAACATCATATAATTGCAATTATAAATACTTTCAGCACTAGCACTCATTCTTACAACACCCTGTTGTCCGTTAATTCTCTGAAAACTAGCCTTATCCATAGTCTTACTAACTTTACTATCAAAGTAACTTTCCTGTGCACTTCTGCTTGCAAAGTAGATAGTATCTTTGTAACTGCTATCTATTGGTACACCACTGCATAATTTGATAACACTATTAGGTTGTATCTGCATATCTTCACCGCCTTTACAATAGCAGGAAAGTAATCACGCTCTCCTGCTATATTTAATCTACGCAACTGTGATAGTTGCTTCGCCAACCTTAGTACTATCAAACGTGCTAGTAGCTTTAACTGTAATATCTCCTGGTGTAGCATCACTATTAACTTTAAGCATACCTGTACTTGAAATACTAGCCTTAGCATCCTCTCCTGCAATACTCCAAATAACGCTCTGTGGTGCATAGTTAACAGTATCAACAGTAACATTTAGCTGTAACTGTCCACCTGCACTAACTGTAGCTGTACTAGGTGTAACCGTAACTTTCTTGACCGCAGGGGTTCCTGCAACAAATACAGCATTGTTTGAGAATGGTGATACACTAAATGTTTTCCATACATGATACCAGTAGTTCCAATACAGACCCTCACCATTATACTGCTCTGTAAAGTTCTGATAGTTGTCGAATATCATAAACCAGTCACTATCTACCATTACACAAGGAATAGCGTCAAGTGCTTCAAGTTCTGTTTTTCCTATCACTGTATAAGTTGGGTCATCAGCAAAGAGAATATTTAATCTCTCAATGTCTAAATCACCGAAACTATCTACAAGTACATGATGTCCGTCAAACTCTGCTTTATCCATATTAAAAGCACTTGCAAGTACTTCAACATTCATGGTAGCGTCAAACTGCGAATTAACTAACAAATACTGTTCCTGCTTAGGTGTATGGTTCATAACTCCTGCAAGATTATTCTTTGAGTTAAGGAAAGTAAACTTATTTGATACTCCCTTGATAGTACTAACAATACTATTCATGTTTGCTGTGTTAATAGCAGGAATGGTAACTGGGTTCATCAGTCCATTTAAGATATGTTTTGCAAGCATATACTTCATAGTCTGGAACTCGTCGTAGTTAGCACCAGTATACATAGCGTCCACAATCTTAGCAATTAAATCTGTAATGCCGTCAATAGACAGAAAAGCCTGTCTCAATTGGTCATTTGAGATTGTAGCTTTGTAGTACTTCTGATAATTCATAATGTGAAACGCACTACGCACGTCAGGAATTTCACGCTTGAATACATTTGACTCTGCAACCTGTGGGTCAAACTGAAACGGTTTCGCAATATTAACAAATACCTCTTCGATAGACTCACCAAACTCGAGCATACCTTTTTTAAACATAGCCCATGGATTGTCATATGATTTGCTTGTTAAAATTACTCTACCTATTCTGTTTACAAGAGCAGATAAAAATTCATTCTGTAAAGCAGGATAGTCCATAATTACTGCGCCGATTTCTCTGATTGAGTCAGAGTCAGCTGTAGCCTGTGGCACATAATCTCTGTAGTTTGTGCTTGCGTTGTTTCTTATTGCATTTAAAATATCAACGCTTGAATTAGTAAGTGTCTTAATTTTTGGTTTTGTAGCCATAATTCTTAGCCCTCTCTTTCTTTAAATAAATCATCAAAGGAAATGTCTTTACCATCATCAGTAATATCTTCCTTTTGTTTCCTTAATACTTCACTAGGGTCTATACCCTCTTTGCCCTCAAAAAATCGTGCTTTATATTTTTCTCTCCACTCATTGTCATTCTGTTCGTATTTTGTTTTCCAATCAGTAGTATCACTTGCACGTGCTTCAAGGTCATTGAATGTATCAGTAAAATTTTCAATCATGGTAAGCGTATTATCATCAGCGCTATCACCTGCTAGTCCTTTTACTGCGTTCATAAAATCATCATGTGAAAGTACTGCCATTTTTCTCACCTCTTTTCTATTTAAAATAATGGTCTGCACATCATCCAAAGTGGCATACGTTTTCGCTTAGTCGGTGTAGGTGGTGTAGGTGGTGTAGGTGGTGTAACACCTGCTAGGTATTCATACCAGTTATTAGCGTATGTTAATCTTTTGGTTAATGCTGCAACTCCTGCACGTTCTCTTTCATATAAATATGCTTTACATGCTTCTGCAACATCAGTTAATCGCGAAAACTCTGCACCAGTATAATCGTATCCCTTTGACGGCTTAGGTATCCATTGACCACCATAACCATTTATTATTTCATCCCACATTAACTGTGTTTGTATTTCACCAGTAGCCCAATCAGTACCATGCGCTTTTGCGTAATCTGTTAGGTTACTACTAGGCGTCCACTGTATTAAACCCCAACCACTTTTTGCACTTGCTGTTTGTTTCATTCCTGGGTTAATGTTTGACTCCTGCTGTAAGTTTCCTAACATCCCTGCTACGCTCTCAATGGTAAAACCTTTACCCTTGAAATATCCATAAAATTCGGTAGCATTGTTTTCCATGTTAGATTGTGTTAAATATGCACTTACTCCTACTTTAACTATCCATGCCATTATCTTATACCTAAACTAAAAAGTTTATTCCATGTGTTTTTACCACACTCACCATCAACAGTTAATCCATGTTTTGTCTGAAAATTCTCACACGCATTTACACAGCCTTTACCATACTTTGTATCAATGTTACCAGTGTAATATCCTAACTTTGTCATAAGTATTTCAAATACTGTTACGTCATTATTTGATGAACCTCTTTTCAATAAATTCATATTATAACCTGCACTTCCTTTGTCTCCGTTATAACGTAAATGATAACTCCAACCATAACTAGGTGTGTAATATTTTCTTATACATATTTCTTTTCCAGTTTGGTCTCCTGCTTTACGTCCTTTTGTAGTTCCATTTTCATCAATGCTTGCGTGAACTATATGCTCACTATCTGTTGAAACACAAACATGATGTCCTACTGCTAAGTGAATATCACCTTTTTGAAAAGGTCTGTTACAAGAAGTAAAGCCACAACGTTTTAACTGTTCATACAAGTTTCTCGTTGTACTGTTCACATTTACATTAAAACCTGCTTTAGCAAGTGCGTGACCAACTAATGAACTACAATCAAAGTCGGGATTTCCACCTCTGTTAATTTGTGAATAACCATGTGAATTGTCATTTGCTATTGCAATCATATAATCTGTGTAAGTGTCAACTTTACTCATTCGTATCACTTCTTTCTACATTCAGCATATCGCATAATTTCTGCAATACAAGTGTGTTTTCATTTAATGCTGCTGTGAACTTATCTGTTTCTGTCTTGTGACTATCATTAAGTTTCATACAGTACCATGCTAAACATAAACACATTACTATAGGAAATCCCACTGTAGTTATAGCTTGCAAAACCATCTGCGTTGTATCCATACTCTCACCGCCCTTCTTTTATTCTTTTTTTAATTATATCATATTAGTTGAAATTTTGCAATAATTATGTTATAATAAATTGAGATAAATATAGGCAAATTTAAGAAAAGAGTACAACAATATGATTGAAAATAAATACTATGATGGAACTAAATTATTGTCAATGAAAGATATAAATGGTTTAAAGCCTGAATTATTTATGTGTACTACTAATAGAAGCGGTGGCAAAACAACATATTTTGGTAGATTGTTAATCAACAGATTTCTTAAGTATGGTAAAAAATTCTGTCTAATTTATAGATACAATTACGAGCTTGATGATGTATCTAATAAATTCTTCAAGGATTTACAAACATTATTCTTTAGAAATTATACTATGGAAAGTGAACGTTGTGCAAGTGGTATCTATCATAGTTTGTTTTTAAATGAACAACATTGTGGTTATGCTATTAGTTTAAATAGTGCAGACCAGTTGAAAAAATATAGTCACTTACTTAGTGATACTGATAGTATGTTATTTGATGAATTTCAGAGCGAAACTAATCACTACTGTAGTGATGAAATAAGAAAATTTATTAGTGTACATACGAGTATAGCAAGAGGACACGGAGAACAGGCAAGATATTTACCAGTATATATGTTAAGTAATGCAGTTAGTATTATTAACCCTTATTATGTAGAGATGGGAATATCTGAAAGATTAAACAGTGAAACTAATTTCTTAAAGGGAGACGGATTTGTACTGGAAAGTAGTTTTATAGAAACTGCTAGTAAAGCGCAGAAAGAGAGTGGTTTCAATAGAGCATTTAAGAATAATCAGTATGTCGCATACTCAAGTGAAAATGTGTACTTAAATGATAACACTGCTTTTATTGATACACCAGTAGGAAAAGCAAAGTATATTGCAACACTAAGATATATGAGTCATGATTATGCTGTGAAACAATACAGCGAGCAGGGATTTTTATATATTGATGATAAAGCAGATAGTACTTTTAGAAGTAAAATAAGTGTCACTGTTAATGACCATGATATTAATTATGTCATGTTAAAACAGAATGATTTATTTATTAGTCAGTTAAGATACTATTTTGAAAAAGGGTGTTTCAGATTTAAGAACCTTAAATGCAAAGAAGTCTTATTTAAGACTATCAGTTATTAGGTATCTGCTGTTGTATGTTCACTTGATACTGCTAGGTAGCACGTTTGGAAGATAACGCTAGTATGTATTGTCGTAAATGCTGTGCGCTTGTGTTCTGCAATAGTTATAGATATAGAAAAGGCAAGAGTTTATACTCCTGCCTTTTTGTTTTTTTATTTATAACAATTTAATATTATTTGTAAAAATGATTGTGTATATCTGTTGCAATTAATATGTTTAATGATAGTACAATTTCTCTTGTATCTTTTTTCTTTATAAAATCGTATGGTAGTAACTTTGAAATGTATAATCCATTTAAACAATATTCTATTTTATACTTCTCAATATACGATATATCATAAAACTCGATTGAACCTCTAAATCTTTTGCGTAGTTCCTGCACTACTTTTTCCATTTTATCGCTCATATTATTACACTCCTATAAAATCATCGCATTCATATCTATACTTACAAGCAAAGCATAAATAATTACATTGTTTGTGTATAAAATATTGCTTTATTTTTCTTGCTACCATTAATATAATTTTTATAAGTAATACCACCGTTATTGATAATATTAATGAATAATCTATTACGCTCATATATTCCTCATCTCTAAATCTATTATCACATTTTCAATATCCCTTTTATTATAGAATATATAACAATCAAAACACTTATTTGTATTAGTACATTGTTTACATTTTTGTAACATTAATTTATTCAATTTATGATTTAATAGCTTAATCAATAATTTGTTTAACATAATATTTCACCTCATTTCATATGTCGTGTCCACCAGTAATACACCACCTTTAATTCTTTTTGGCAGTAATTTTCCAGGGACACATAAACCAACTTTAAAATCATTATAGTCTCTTTTTGTTTCTAAGAATTTTAATTCGCTTTGTGTATAGTTATCACTCTCCTTTACTTTATATCCTTGCATTGATTTATTAAATAAATTTTTGCATTTCTGTGGCATACCTGCACATTTAATATCATTATATGGTTCATCCACTGGGATTAAATCATTGTGTGTTATGTGTTCTATATATGTTTTCTGTCTTGTAAATATAGCTGTATCCCAACTGCTCTCTAATTTCCAGCAACAAAACTTTACAGGGTCTACTGTTATTCCTTTAATCTTATCAGCAGACAAGTCACAATGTATACTATCAGTATCAGCATAAATAAATCCTGCTTTGTCTACTCCGTAATAATTTTTTTGAGCGGCTGTTATCGTAAAGTTACGTGCATATGATGTTATTGCACTACCAGTTGCTATATGTCCTACCTTTTTGTTATTAGCAGGTACAATATAAAAGCCTATACTTTCATCATCTTTTACATACGCAACTTTAAAACTACTATTGGAACTACTAGCAAGTTTGCCATAAAGATTATTGAGAAACAGTTTAGCTTCTGTACGCTTTGCACCTTTACTGTTCATTTTAATTTCTGCATAATGATTGATATAATTATCAAATATACCTATATCAGAATAAAACCAACATCCGTCTAAGATTTCAAAGTCAACTAGTTCATAGTGCTTTAACATTAGTTTATAATCTGTCATTGTTACTGTCATTATTTGTGCAGTATCTTTTATGTTACCATTAATATCTTTATAGTATCTATTGTAGTTTCCGTTTTTATCTAATACATCACTAGTTGTTAATGACTCTGTACCTTTATATAAATGATTACCTTTTATTTGAATAAATGGTAACATATTTTCTTTAATATAAAAGCGTGTTTTTATTCTTAAAAAATAATATTTATTTTCACCTATTGCTTCATTAGGTATTATATTACCAGTCCAAAAATATGGTTTACCTATTGGAAAATAATTACCACTTTGCGAGTGCATCATACTAGGATATAAAGAGTTTACATCAGCTGTCACTCCGTTATGTCTAACAATATTTTCTTTTCCTTTTACTAAATAGCACCAACCCCCTCTATAGCTGTGTCGTATATATTCGTCTGCATTTGACGAACCATAAATATTTTTATCAAGTGTAAATTCATCAAGCGCAGGGAATAAATCATTATAATCATAAGCGCCTAAAGAATTTTTATATTCCGCTACACAACATGAACCTATTGTAAGTTTATCGTGACCGTCATTGAATAACTGTTCTAATGCTTCTTTAACTACTAATACGTCATTAGCTATATAACGTTTTTCGTCATCAGTTATATTACATCCTGCATATCTATAGCCATTATATTCCATGTCTAATTTTTGATGTTTTGTTTTAAAAGATTTACCTATTTGTTTTACTGAAAATGGTAATAGTTTTAAGCTATCTCTTAGTTCAATAAAATGATTATTAACTTTAATAGTAACCATATACCATTGACCCATAGATGATATAGTATATCTGAAAGTATTATTTTTCATGTATTTTTCTTTTATAAATTCGCCTTGAGTGCCGTCCTCATTAAATGACTCGTATGCCTGTTCATATTTTAAATCCGTTAATAAATATGACAGCCAAAAATTGCCATCAAATTTAAGGTTATGATAATAAGCTATTATGTCACAATCTAACGACTTAAAATAATTAAACTGTTCATCAATAGAATGAAAAATCTGAACGTTCTCTGTATATAATTCTACGCTTGCACTCGCCCATACTTCTGTAGATTTTTGCCCTTTATATACTGTAGTCTCAAAATCACACATGAATTTTCTATAGTTTCTCATATATTATCTAAATCAGTAAATCCAAAATATTCATTAATATCATTAGATTGTATTGCTGATATGCGTGACATATCGTGATTTGATAATAAAGGTATTAAATCTTCCGTCTTTGCCTGCACTACTTCTGAATATACACTCTCATTTATACTATCTATTGCTGATATAATTTCTTCTTCATTTTGTTGTAAATAATATTCATATTGTTCGTTTCCAAAATCTTCTTGCATTTGTTTTATAATTCCTAAAACAGTATAATAAAAATTTTCGAGATTATAATCTATAGCTTCACCACCATGTGTGTATGTCTGCTTTTTACTAGGTAAAGCTTGTAATCTTGAAATAATACTATCTGTAACTGTATAGGTTTCTGCACTTTGTCGTTGTGCTATTTCTGATTGTAAATTCTGTAAAGTATCTTGTGTTATTCTTTTTGGAAAAGATTTTAAGCCTTGCGTAGAGATACCTTGATGCTCTGCTTCATCTAATATAGATTGATATGCTTTTTGATTTTTGGTGAGTTTATTTGCCATACTTTTTTATTCTCCTCTCTAAATTATTAAGACCCCTGCTAACTTAATAGCAAGGGCCAGCAGTAAGATAAAATTTTATTTTACTGATTTTACATCAAGTGCACAGTCAATGTAAGGTCTACCATTCTTTGTTGTGCCACCAACTTTAATAATGCTGAACTGTTTACCATGCATAATGTTAGTAATGTTATTAAAACTACGCTTGAAAGTTGCTGATTGACAAGAGAATACTTCATTGTCTGGAGTAATGATTGATAAAATATCAACACTATCGCCATTCTCTTTTTCGTCTGTAAATGTAAGGTAGCCTCCCACTGCAATGCTTGTGTTGTCCTCCACATCCTTGAGTGATTTAATGCCTCTATCTAATGTCATTAAGTACTGCTCTACCTCTGTAAAATCTCTTGACTGTGTATTAATTATAATTGCCATGTTTGTTTATCTCCTTTTCTTTTTTATTCTGCGTCTGGCTGCTCTGTTTCAATCTCTTTACGTGTAGCAGGGTCAAGTATCTTTGCTCCTTTGATAAAATCTGCTTCATCCATGCCATAAAGTTCATTGACCTCTTTGAGATTGCGAATTGCAACAATAGTGCAATCATCTGTGTTGTAAAGTTTTGATACTCTCTTAAGTACCTTGTCTTTGTCAGCAATCTTGCCAGTAAGAGTGAACTCCTGCTCGAATGTTTCAGCTGTCTGTGGATTTACGCATAAAGCTGTGATAGATGTTGAAATAATTGTACGTGTAACCATTGGTTTTCTCATAGTTTTTTCTCCTTTTCTTTGTGCTATGATTTGTAAAGTTAATTGTAATAAAGTTGTAACACCAATAGGTGTAGTAGTCAAGTTGATTTTTGCAATCTATTTAGTGATAGCTTACTATCTCTTGACTATCAAGCAGGATATAAAATCGTCTAATTTGTGACGAATTGTAATTTTATAATCCTGACGATATATAGTTTCTATAGTAGCACCAGTTCTATCAGTTTCAACTATAACCTTTTGCGTATTAGGGTCTGTGATAAGCTGTGCATATAAAGTTTCTAACATTGTTAATCACTTCCTTTTCTTTGAGGAGTCCGCACTATTGAGTGCCGTATTGTCTTGCAATAGTGCGGTATCATAGTATTAAAGCAAATGTATTGTAAGAGATGTATTACCTCTTTACATATTATATAGTACAGTATAACTGTGGCTATGCTATGTCTAAATTATGAACATTTTATGAACTTTTCCACATTTCAGTTTTCTATAATTTACGAAAATTTACGAAAACTTGTGCAATATTTAATATAATTTATCAATATAATCCATATGATAAATATAATAAGCATTATTACAATTTATCATAAAAAGCTTTTCACTTTCATTTATCATACTATTATAATACATATAATATATTTTGCAATACAATAAATTTGCAATATGCTGTATTATTCTACCTCTTTCAGATTTATCACAAAACATTCTTTCAAAAAGATTATATTCAATCCGTATAATGCGTTCTAATTTATGATGTCTTTTATTCATTTTATAATCCTCTCTTTTTAAATTCTAATGACAAGCGTTCATACATAATATCAATGCATTGTATTTCATAATAATCATTCAATGCTACTAAATATTCAAAATCGCCATATATCATAAAATTATAACTACTTATACAATTTATTAGTAATAGCATATCAGCTCTAAAACTTATAGAGTCTTTATAATAATATGATTTTATAATTTTTATGACTAATCTATATCTATGATATAATATTTTAGAGCGTTGCTTAATCTCTTTATTACTCATACTATAAAAAATCTCCTTTCAACTATTTTATGATATAACTTTAATATATTGTCTGATATTTCTTTTGATGATACACCAGTCATCATATCATAATCGAGTGTATCAAGGAAAAAACGCTTTTCGCCTAGTTCACGTGTCTTTACTATGACGTACCACATATCCTCTATGTTGGCATAACCATAAAACACTTTACCTTTTACCTGATTAGCAACCTTATTTGCTATTTCTATGACAAAATCTTCGTAAACTTCGTCAATATCAGACTGTGACATTTTTCTATTTTTGTATAACATGTTTTTTGTACCTCTTTTCTATTCCTCTACTTTAACGTAGAGCATTTCTTTTCCTGATAATGCTTTAAAGCTCACTACTTTCATTCGTGCAAGTTGCTTGTTTTCAAGTATTTGAGAACGAGTATAAAACTCGTTGATATCATACTGTATATCATGCAACCAAAAGCTAGTAGTAGCACTAAGTTTGACTAAAGTGCCTAACTTTATATTGTTAGTCATTTGTTTTTTCACCTCTTTCATTATTTACTATATTCAGTTGTAAAGCCTATGCGTGGACTTGCACCACGCTGTGCGCTTTACGCTTAGGCTATTTCAATTACTATATATGCTTCGTATGTACCTTTTAATGAATAAAGTGCATTTACGACTTTTTCAAAATACTCATTAGGTATATCCTCATTTTTACCATACCATAAAGTTACACCGTTTTTAAATTTTATTTCTACTTCTTCTATGTTAGGTATAACTCTATATAAATCTTGAACTAACATACTATTTCACCTCTTTTCTATTTTCGCCAAGCTCAACAGCATTTTCTAAAAAATCTTTTTCAGTAATACCATATAACTTTGAAGATTTCTCTGCATTTACAAGTTTTAAAAATTTTGCACTATTACTATAATCTATTGCAAACTGTTTTTCGATATCCTTATCGCTTAAATCTCCAATATAAGACTCGTTTAAGGTTATAACCTCATTTGTATCTAAATTAAAAGCCATAATCTCTGCATTAGTTGTTACGATTGTCCTTGTAATCATTTTTTCTTTTCTCATAGTTTTTAATCTCCATTTCTTTTTTATGTGATTGTTTATTTGTTACTTGCTGATATTGCTATCAGTGATACAAGAGAGTCGGAGTTGCACCGACTCGACTATCTTAGATAGTCCAAAACTCGTGTCTTGTTTTAGTAATATATAATTTACCAACTAATTGACTTGTAAGATTGTATACGTCAATACTTAATGTAAATATCATACAATTATAACTCTCAATTGTTAAATGTTTCAATATATACTTTTCATTACCACGATTAACTTGTTTGACCCACTCAACCCAACTATCAAAAATAACTTGTTTTACTAAACTAGGCTTCGCATAACAATCAGATAATAAGCGCACCTGTTTATTTGGATGTAAAATCCCCTTAGCTTGTTTTAGCACAAAATCCTCATTATTTAGTTGTATATAACGTTTCATATTCAACACCTTAGTACTCTTTTTTAAGTACCCCTTTCCTTTATCTTTAAGTATATTATATAGGTCAGTTATGAACAGCGTATGTACAATTTGTAAACAAATTGTGAACATTTTATATAGTACTATAGTACTAAGTTAGACACAACTAACTTCGCGCGCTCACGGTACCACGCTGACGTGCTAACGCTGTACCACTGCGCAGTGCATGGTGTGTACCAAAAATCTCGACTTTCGAAACGA